AAATATGTGGGGGCCATGATTTATGACCATAAAACAGCAGGGCGGTTGGAATTTGTCCGACCAGAAAACACAGAAGCCATTCGCACCATGTCACGTTTTGTAAACCGTGGTAGATAATGAATATTCACGTAACAGACGATGCCATTACCGAACTCCGCGCCAATAAGGAGCAGGATGTTCAACATTACCGCATGGGCGTGCAGCCTGGCGGGTGCTCAGGATTTAAATATACACTTCTGTTAGAAGATGCCGCCGCGGAAGATGATTGGACCATTGATGTGTCTGAGGATGTGAAAATTTTAGTTGATCCTTTTTCGGCACAATATCTTGAAGGCACAGAATTGGATTATGTCAAAACATTGACTGAATCTGGATTCACATTTAAAAATCCCAACGCCTCGGGTGGATGTGGATGCGGGTCAAGTTTCTCAGCATAATTTCATCCAGGGTTATATTATGATTAAACATGCAGACATTGTGATTGACTTACAGGCAGGCGACACAGGCAAAGGCAAGGTGTCGCATCATTTGGCAACACATAATTCCTATGATTATGTGCTTCGCTTCAATGGCGGCGCCAATGCAGGGCACACCATTTATCATGAAGGGCAAAAGGTGGTGACACATCAAGTGCCCGTGGGTGTGTTCTACAACATTCCCTGCATCATTGGACCTGGGTGTGTGGTGAATATTCCTGCACTGGCGGATGAAATTCACATGTTGAAGAAATTAGGATTTGAAACCACCATTTACATTGATAAACGATGTCACGTGACATCGCCCGCACACATTGCCGAAGATGGACAAGATGATAAAATTGGCACCACACGCCAAGGCATAGGGCCCACATATCGGGACAAGTATGCTCGAACAGGACAGCGCCTGGGTGATGTAGTGAAATTCAATGATGTCACCCAGCCATATAGTGTCATTGACATTGCACAGTATTTCTTCCAGTTGGATAGACAGCTACATGTGTTATGTGAAGGTGCCCAGGGATTTCAAATTGACATTGATTGGGGTGATTATCCCTATGTCACCAGTTCACATTGCACAACAGGTGCTGTGGCATTGAATGGCGTGGCACCTCGTACATGGCGAAATGTATATGGCGTGATGAAGGCGTATGAAACCTATTCAGGATTCAAAACACATTACACCGAGGACACGTCAATATTTTCCGCCATTCAACAAGTAGGGCAAGAGTTTGGTGCGACCACGGGGAGAACACGGCAGGTTCGTTGGCTACATGTAGATGATGTTGTTCAAGCCATGCATGTAAATGATGTCACTGATTTAATTATTAATAAAATAGATGTATTGGAAGAAGTAGGTGTGTTTGGTGTTGTGCATCGTGGAGTAACACACACATTTCACAACGGACACGACTTCAAACAATTTGTAGAAGCAAAAATTCGAAGTGAATATAAATATAAACTGAACACTATAATTTGGTCAACGTCACCGGAGAACGTATGAGAATTTTAGTTATGGGGCTTCCTGGTTCAGGTAAGACCACACTGGCAACAGTATTAGCTGAAAAGTTGAATGTCGCATGAATGGAAAAGGAGACACCCCTAGACCATTAAGTGTAAACAGAGATAAATTTGAAAGTAATTGGGATATGATATTTAAGCAGGAAATTCCAGGACAAATTTGTAACTATAATGGACTACCTAACATGGAGAGTTATAATGCACCCGAACGAAATGAAACTCACCTCGGAGAACATCCCAGTGGTGATGAAGATGGCACTAGAATTAAGCAAGAGTCACGTTGACGCATTAAAGGAGCAAGCACGCCGTCAGGATTTTTCTTTACTGTCCCCAGGTGTTGAGACAATATGAAAAAATGGTATCGGAGTGAAACAGATGTGAAACTTGGCGGCGTGTGTAGTGGCATCTCAGAGTTGTTTAAATGGGATGTTACCATCATTCGTATTGTATTTTTTTGTTTAATGTTTACACCTGTGCCCATCATCACTTCATATCTTGCCATGTGGTTCATTCTTCCAAAAAAAGGAGAAATAAAACATGCTCACACGCATCAGTGTAATAATTGCTCTCATTGTTGTCCCGTATGTTGCACATGCACAAACACTCCGCCCGCCGATTCTACAAGTAAAAAAGAATTTCTTGTCGAGTAAAATTAAACGAGACACAACACAAAATTACATTGTGGTGCATAATGATGGCGGTAATTTAAATGCCACCACAACTCGTTTGGTGTTGCGCGCGCGAAGATTGGCATACCATTATTTCATTGCCCGAGATGGCACCATTACACAATTCATGGATTTGAAATATGTTGCAAAACATGCGGGTAAAACAAAATGGCAAGATATCACAGGATGGAATGCATTTAGTATTGGTGTATGCCTTCAAGGCAAAGACAAGTTACAGTACACCAATGCACAATATGCGAGCTTGCAAAAAGTAGTTGAATACATTAATATTAAGTATCCTGATAGCAAAACAAAACCTATTCTGGGGCATCAGGATATAGCATTCCCAACCGGGAGAAAATCAGACCCGGGTGAACATTTTGAATTATGGAGAATATACAATGACACTTCCTACATCCCCCGAGGATAAACTTAAACTTCTTGACGCCTTGAAGGACATTTCTGCAAGCATGTCACGAATGGATGCAGAGCGTGATTTGCTAAAGACGGTCAAGAAAGATATCTGTGATGATCTTCAATTGAACAGAAAGGTCCTGAATAAACTTGCCCGCACATATCACAAGGGTAATTTCAGCGAAGAAGTTGAAATGCACAAAGACTTTGAAACATTATATGAAACGGTGACGAAAAAGGCATCATGATGACAAAATTGGATTTTGATGATGTGTTGATTGTGCCACAATTTTCTGACATCACTTCACGCAGTCAAGTTGATTTAACAACAACATTGCAAGGATGTCACGGCGCCCAGATCACGGGTGTCCCCATCATTGCCGCGAACATGGATGGTGTTGGGACATTTAGTATGCATCATTCATTAAAAAAGTTTGGTATGTTTACTGCCATCACCAAGCATCATGTGTTGGGAGATTGGCTGGCACAACAAGATGTCAGCCATGCTTTCATCACCATTGGCATGAATGATGAAGAATTACAGAAAGCCATGAGTATTGTAAAAGTTTGGAAAGACCGTGTATCAAAGTTCACCCCGAAAATTGTCATTGATGTGGCAAACGGCTACATGAATCCTTTCTATGATTTCATCACGAAAGTACGATTCAACATACCAGATGCCTTCATCATGGCGGGAACTGTCACCACACCTGAAGCAGCCAGCCGTGTTATTGAATCTGGAGCTGATTTAGCTCGTATTGGGATTGGAACTGGGGCGGTATGTACGACACGGCGCATGGCGGGGGTTGGATATCCTTTGTTTTCTGCGTTGATGGAGTGTGTTCCTGCCGCGGCGGAGTCGGGCGGTGGGGTGCAAAGTGATGGGGGATGTGTGAATCCCGGCGATTTTTCCAAAGCATTCGCGGTGGGAGCCCAAATGGTGATGGCTGGCAGTATTTTTGCCGGGCATGATGAGTCGGAACAAGAAATTCGTGATGGAAAAGTCGTTTTTTACGGGATGAGTAGTCATGCTGCCCAACAAAAACACAATCAAGTGAAGAATTATCGGGCTTCTGAGGGTCGTGTGGTGCAAATCCCGTATAAAGGGCTTGTGGAACACACCATTTCCGACATTTTGGGGGGAATTCGTTCAACCTGTGCCTATGTTGGGGCAAAAAATCTCGTGGAACTACATGAAAAGGCAAAATTCATTCAAGTGAACACGCAATTGAATCGAAGTTTAGAACAATACACGATCTGACAATGATTTCACATGAAAGAGTTATAACACTGAATGAATTTTGTTCGCAATTATCAAAATGATTTTTATTCCTTGACATAGTTCAATCTTCCATATATATTATAAATAGTATGAAAGGAGAATAATATGACTGAAAAACACTCTGAATATAATATTGCACTAGATGAATATACGCAAGGAATTGTAGAGGATATTTTTCATGAAATACATGATGAACTCGACAAACTTGAACAAACAGTGGGACATTCTGAACTATCGGTCGTTATACTTGCTTTAATTCGCGACCGAGTAGAAATGGTGTCTGAAAACTATAAAAGATAAATAAAAATATGCCAACATATGAATATGAATGTGAAGCTTGCAAGTTCTACTTCACGAAAATCCTAAGCATGTCCTCAATGCACACCCCGGAGGCAATACCATGTCCTGATTGTCAAGCTATGAGGGTTAAGAAAGTTATGATGACCCCAGCAGAATTAGGAGATTCAGTCCGATTACGCATCCGCCGTCCCGATGAAGGATTCAAAGACGTTCTCAGGAAAATCCATGACAGCACACCCGGTTCAACGCTTAAAAACAATAGTAGTTACATCTGAGCTGGTTCAAACATCTTTTTCAACTCCGATGGGGCATTACGCCCTGTCGGAGTTTTTTCACCTTTATCCAGTGAGTTCTCATGCCACGCAAAAAGCGCCTCAGCATTGTGTCCACCGAAAGAATTCTTTCAATGGGAGAACATGAATCAAAACACACGGTAAAATCATCAGATTTAAAGAACATTTACCCGCTCACGGACAATCAAGAAACATTTTTTAATTTATATGCCAAAGGACATGAAGCATTTTTAGTACATGGCGTTGCGGGAACAGGAAAAACGTATATTGCCATGTACAACGCATTTAAAGAAATATTACAAGACCGCGGGAGATATAAGAAAGTTATTATTGTACGGTCAGCTGTCCCATCAAGAGACATTGGGTTTCTTCCGGGCAATGAAAAAGAGAAAGTGGAGGTGTACTCACATCCTTACCAAGAAATTTGTACCGAATTATTTCCCCGATTCGGGGAACGCGCCTATAACAAACTCAAAGAACAAAATTTAATTAGTTTCATGGTCACATCGCATGTGAGAGGTCTCACATTAGAGGATAGCATTGTAATTGTCGATGAAGCCCAGAACATGACAGACATGGAATTGAATAGTGTTATGACACGTATTGGTAAAAATAGCAAGATTATATTTTGTGGTGATTTCCGTCAAACTGATTTATGCAAGCGGAATGATATGTCAGGATTAAAGAAGTTTATTTCCATTGTTGACCACATGACAACCTTTCGCCACGTAGAATTCGATGTCAACGACATTGTGAGGTCGGCATTGGTAAAAGAATACATTATTGCACGTATGCACTATGAAGATGTTCTGATAGCCTCTTGACCTTTGGTGTGGTGAGATGTATCTTTAATGTATGAAACTATACACACATAATCCCATAGTTTTACCAGATATTAGTTCCGTGACCACAGAAGATGGGAAGCGTGTCTACAGGACACCCGATGGTAAATCCTATCCTTCTGTGACCACGGTGCTTAGCGCCCATACCCAAGCAGGTATTCAGCAATGGAGAAAGCGTGTGGGTGAAACAGAAGCAAATAAGATATCGCGTCAGGCATCATCACGGGGTACACGATTTCATACCCTCACGGAAAATTATTTAAAGAATGCCCCATCTCCTGAGTCTGTGTCATTAATGGACAAGGAAATGTTTGAGTCGGCAAAGTCAGAGCTACATAAGATTGATAACATTCGGGCACAAGAAATTGGACTGTACTCACACCATCTGCGACTCGCAGGACGGGTTGATTGCATCGCTGAATATAATGGGAAGTTAAGCATCATTGACTTCAAGACTTCCCGACGCGAGAAGGATGAAGAACATATTCAACATTATTTCATGCAAGCTGCGGCATATGCTGTGATGTTTGAAGAACGCACACAAATTCCTGTAAATAGATTGACCATCATTATTGCAGTTGAAGATGGCTTCATGCAAGTGTTTCAAGAAAAACGTGATAAGTTTATTGCTCCGTTATTGTTTTATCGTGACCTATATGAAAGGAATACTGTATGAAAGATGTATAAATAATATTGTAGGATGGTAGTAGATAGCCTAAACTGAAACTTTTCTTGGACAGGGGTTCGACTCCCCTCACCTCCACTTCGTTGTACCCGTAATGTGTAATTCGGGGGTGCCTGGTTTCGACAGGGATTGAAGTATGCAAAGGAGCTACCCGATAGGCGACTGCCGTAAGCAGAGCAAACAATTTAAATGACAACTCATATATGTCATATGCTAACTACTCTTACGCCTTAGCTGCGTAATCTAGTTAACCGGGTTACGGGGGGTTCCTGGGAACAGAATACCCCTCACACATTGCCTTTATGAAAATACACGTACCGGAAAATACTGAATATATAAATGTGATGGGACAGTACAATATTATTGTATCTGCTTGCGAAAGAACATCCGGCGATATATTGTTAGTATTAAAACAGTACACAATGTTTGTCACACCAGGGAGGTGCAATGTATAAAATACTACTCACAGCAGTATGTGTAACATGTTTAATACCGTTCAATCCTCGCCAAACACATACTCCCCCCAAGCCATTTGAAAAATTATTGCAAGTGGATAGCAAAGAATTAACCTGTCTGGCAAAAAACATTTTTTATGAAGCTCCCGTGGAATCATATGAGGGAAAGTTGGCAGTTGCCACGGTCACGATGAATCGTGTCAGAACCCGTGGATTTCCCAAGACGGTGTGTGGTGTTGTCTATGAAAAGAATAGCCGGGGATGCCAGTTTTCATGGACCTGTGGACCCAAAACCACGTTCAATCCGAAATTATATGCAGAGGCAAACACCGTGGCGATGCAGGTCTTGACCCGTGATGTGCGGTTAGTTAGTATTAAGAATGCGTTATACTTCCATAATACATCAGTAAAACCCAATTGGGGATTTGCTCGTCCCATCAAACAAATTGGAAATCATATTTTCTACGTGGTGAAATCATATAATGACAAAGAAAATCAAAACAGAAAGACAGCCGGCTAATCCCGAACTTTCTGTGGAATATCTGGTTACAAAAGAATTTACAAGCGCCCAAGATTTTTCCATCGCCATAGAAACACAGGCAGCAGCACGCAAGATTGGATGCATGGAACGATTGCTTGAATATTGTGAGGAACGGAACATTGAACCCGTGGCAATGGCAAACTTAATTTCAT